TTGCTTGCCACTCTTGTGGGCAAGGAAAGCAGCCTTGAGCGTCTTGCCAAGCAGCGCCACCCATCCCTCACGGCTATCGGGGACGATGAAATCAGCGTCAGGTAGGTCAGTGCGCACCGGCACCTTGAAATCAACATTGACCGGGGGAAGCTTATCGATGTTATCTTTTTGGATGTTGTAGCCAACGCCGCTTCCCAACATCAGCAAGTCCATTGCCCACGTGAACGGCTCAACCGGCTTGTCAACGACGGTGAAGGCGCAGTTTTGCAGCGACGACAAACCCAGACGTCCGACAGTGTCGGTGCCAAGTTGCCAAAGGAATCGTCCTGCAACAGTGCCCTTCAGTTCGAGCATATAGCGCTTCAGGCGCGTTTTTTCGTCGTAGGTGAAGCCACACCCTAGCTGCTCGTTAGAAGCGTTCAAAACGCGATCTACGGTGTCTTCAAATTCTTCGGTAGCGCTAGTAACATCTTGTTCGTTAAGACGGCGAGAGTAAGTGCGCTTGTAGGTGAGGTAGCCAACAGATGACCACGGGGTGTTGATTTTTTCCATATTTTCCTTTGGTTAGAGACGAAAACGCCGACGTGATGTCGGCGTCGGGGGTGGATGTTATAGCAAAAGCTACCGATTGTCGCCGCTGCCCCCAATAACGCCACGGTCTTTTCGACTTTGCAGCTTAGCAAGATTCGCGCCAGCTACGTCCTGTAGGCTAAATCCGTTATAAAAAGCAATGGTGGCGACAAACCAAAGAATGTCACCAAGCTCTTTACGGATGGCAATGGGATCACTGTTCTTTCCATCACGCACCTGCTTTGCAAACAAGCTCAGAAGCTCACCAACTTCACCGGCAAGACCCGGTAGCAGGTAGGCATTGGTCTTTGCAGACGGCAGCGCTAGCTTCCACGCCTCTTCTTGATAGGTGTCGAAGTTAAACTCCATCATAGGCTCCAAAGATGTTAGGGATGTGGTCAGCCAAAACTGCTTTGCATTGCTGTGCAATTTCACGGTGTTCCTTTTGCGTTGACGGATCAGTACGCACTTCGATGAAATGCAACCAACTGCGGATGGTGCCGCTCATGTACATGCGACTTGTCGTCAGCCCTTCAGGCAACACCTTGCGAGCCACTTCTTTGGCAATACCAACGTTCAAAGCGTTCTCATATGCCTTCTTAGCGGCACGGATGACGTCTTGTTGTTGTTCTTGCCAAAAGCGGTGTAGCTCTCGGTCTTGCACTTCAATGCTGTTCTGACGGTTTTTCTCGTCTTGTAGTCGAACTTCAGAAAATTCATAACCATTTGCCACTGCGTAGCGTTGACTGAATTCTTGGAAGCTGAAACTGCGGTGACGAAGTATCTGACGGGCAATGTCACGGGTCGTCTCAATCTCAAGACAGGCTGACGCCATCTCAAACGGACTCCAATGCTTATGCTTCATGAGATATTTCAGCAGCTTTGGAGCCGTCGCCTCGTTGTTTTGATTCGCCGGGTTACTGACGCGAGCGCAATAGGCAATGGCTCGTTCGGCATCCGGCGTAATCCACACAAGCTTGACGCTGCTCATTCGTCGTTACCACCGTAGCTTTCTTTTTCGGTGTCGTATTCTTCCATGATAAATTCGCGAACAGATTTTGTAGTAACTTCGTCACGAATGTCATATCCGAAAACAGATGACAGGAAGTTTAGAAACCGAGAATGAATCTCTGTCCAAAACATAGTGTCATCATCGTGTCGAGCATTGAATCGATATTCAATGTGTCGTCCGTCTTCAGGATTTACATAGATGAATGTGTACGTTCCGTTTGCGTTGTCATCAAAAAAAGGATTACGGCTCATTTTTGTTTTCTCCTTCAAACAAATCTGTTTGTGTGTCGTCTTGCGGCATCACTTCACCCTTCACCGCAAGCTTCTTTCCTTCTTCAATGCCGCGCTTCAAGCTTTCAATAATTGCAAATCGCATCAGCGCTTGACGCTCTTCGTCAGTCATGTCAAAGGTGTAGTCAGCGCTACCATCTTCATTTTCACGAATCAGTTTAACGTCCATCTTCAAACTCCTTTACTTGGTTTAGAAATTCATCACGTTGTGTTTGAGTGCTGTAGTACAACGTCAACAAAGTATACAGCGCATCCTTAACTGGGCGCATCCATTTTTCATCTTCCGGGTGTGGTGCGTCATTGAGGTCGCCACTCACCATAAAATAATGATCGATAAGTTGTGATCGAAACAACTCATCAAACATGTCGTCATTGACATCAATTTCTACTTTCATTTCTTACGCTCCTTGCGCTCTCGTGCTGTCTTATCAGAATGACAGGGCTTGCACAGCACTTGCAGCCCGTCAGCTTCACAAAACATCCGTTCGACATAAGTGTTCCAGTCAACGAATCCAACCATTGTATCCACAACCGGATCGATATGGTCAACAACCACATTGGCAGCAGGGAAATTTGCCTTACATTTCGCACACTTGTAATGCTGCGCAAGCTTTCCTGTTTCTTTATTTGTTGTCTTGCCAACAAGCGCATCCTTCATCACTGCCCATTTGACAGGCCACCGACGGGACGCCGCACGTAGTGCGCTGACAACAAACGAACGAAACCGTGCCTCTGTCCATTCACCACCATTGCGTGTTTTAGAAGGGGTATTGCTCTTCTTCTTCAAGATCGGTTTGCAAGATGAACATCAGGCTGCACATCGCATGAGCGAGATGTGGCAGACCTGATTCGGGGTCGTTAATTTCCCCGCTACGGTATGCCCAAATGTGGCGCTGTGCTGCGTCAAAATAACGTTCGTGCAAATCAGGAACATATTTCCAATTGTCAACGCTATATTTGTTTGCACCATATGTCAAAACCTCTACCACCTTCTCAAGAGACTGCGTCTTCAGGAGTCCGTATCGGGGTTTGTTGGAGTCGTATTTGCGCCCGACTTCTTTCGGCTGCGTGATGCCTTTTTCGATGAAGAGGTCGGCAAGTGTCTTTTGTTCGGTGGAAGCCATAGTTCGTTTTCCTTTCTTCGAAGATAGAGAAGCCTAGCGTTTTCGATGACGCGCTCTTCATTACCATCATAAGCTTCGATGCATGCATTGTACATATCAATCTCTTCAGTGTAGTCTTTGAGCAACGCTTCAGCACGCTTTGGACCGATACCAGAGATGCCAATGATATTATCGGCAGTGTCACCCATCAAGATTTGCATGTACAGAAATCGCAATCCATTCTCGGGAGTGACATAGAAATGTTCACGCTTGACGAAGTTATAATGATGACCCGGCACTTGTCGAAAGTCTTTATCAATGCTGATGATGATGCATGCGTTGCCATGCTTTGTCGCCTCAGTGGCAATGGTGTCGTCTGCTTCTTGACCATCAACAATGATTGCACCCCAACGATCTACCAAGTGTTTTCTAACGCCCGGTAGATGCTCAGGTTTCGGTGCTGTTCGATTCCCTTTGTATGGCGCAGTCGTTGCAACTTGTTTGCGGAAGTTGTTAGAGCCGGTTAGGAACAGCTTCCACTTGTCGTAGAACACGTCGTCGTGATCACAATGAAGAAGAGCGTCAACTACGATGCTGTCCACAGTGAACAGCGCAGCAGTGACGCTCTCTTCTTTACAAGCTGCTGCGGCCCGATATGCCATAACATCCGAGTCCAGCAACGCTATCATTACAGCACTTCTTCGTCGTCCAAGTTACCTGCACCGGAGCTTTCGTACACCACCAAATCGGTGACAACAAGCTTCTTCAGGGACGGAGACACGCCCTTCTTGTTCTTGTACTTCCACTCGTAGCCGTTAACGATGGCTTTGGCCTTGCTGCCGTTGCCAATCTTTTCGGTGATGACGTCACCATCCGCATCAAAAGCCTTGATGGGGTTGGCAGACTTGCAGGTGATGAAGCGACCTTGTCCTTCTTTTTCACCAACGGTGATGCCCATCTCTTCGAGGGCAGTGACAGCCGCCTCAGACAGATTGCACAGGTTCACCTGATATTTACCCGACATTTCATTTACTTTGTCGAGTTGTGCCCACATGATGTCAGCCTTGAGCTTGACGACGGTTTGAGTATCAGCCATTTCAGTTCCTTTCGGGTTTACGACACAATTCAGCACGGTGTCGCTTCGTGTAGTCGGCATTATAGAGCCGCCATTTCTTCAATGTCAACACTGTTGTTAATTAGCAACTTCTGTGCTGCATCCACATAATATTGATAATCGATGTCGTTGCCGAAGTCAGCCATGTTGTTGCATGTCTTCAGCAGGTAGTCGGTGTCGATGCCGATGCGTCTTGGCTCTGCGTCAGGCATCAGCGGCGGCATTATCTTGATGAGTTTGCCTCCGTTGATGCTTGCGTAGTAGCGGCAGATGTTTTGCTGCTGTATCTCGGTGCCATCTTCCTGCACCAACACCAGACGGCTGCTGCGCGGCACCTTCGTTCGCATCATGAAGTCGTAAATGTTTTCATGATTGCGGATGAAGGTTTCGATATCGACACCGTCAAGCATGTGCGCCTCGGCTGCACGGGGGATGATGAGTCCACCCTGATCCTGATGCCACCCGAGTCCTTCATACTGATAGGCACCCTTGCGCTTCACCTTGCCATTGGTGTAGACGGCAATGTAGTTGTTGACGTCACGCAGATACATCGCTGAATACTCTGCAAACTCAAGCTGCAAGCCAACTTGCTGCTGCCAATGCTTGCACGTCATGTTGTACCAATGACGATATTTACGCGGCAGCTTCACCGTGATGCCGTCGGTGTTCACCTGAATCAACGACAGCCCCTTGATACGCAATAGCTGTTCAGCCAACAGGCACAGGCTAAGTTGCCCGTTGATGGTGATCGACATCGTATATTGCGGGTCGTAGAACGGGCTGTACTGGTTGTTGCTGTCCCCGTAGACGCCATTCAACGCGAGCTTGAGCATGGCGTTCTCAGCCGTGCCTTTTGCGTAGCTCTTGCGCTGATTGTAGACGTCCTCGTAAATGTCGCAGAACTTCTCCGACAAGTGTTCGGGATAGACGCGGTTGGCAATGGCAATGTTCGGATACATAGACGCCACGTCAGCGTCGATGATGATGTGTGTGTCATCTTCGCGAACGATGGTGTTTTCTAAACTGCCGTGAATGCCACCGGTTCCGAAGTCGAAGCGAAAGTCGTCAACGATGACGTTGAGGTTGTCGGCTTCTTTCCAACACATCCAATGGCTGTGCTGTGTTTCGCCTTTCTTCTTCGCCTTCAACTCTATCTGCTCGGTCCATCCCAAAGGATGCTGCTGCTTGAAGTCGTCAATGTCCTCAAACGATGGCGTGCGTGGAAACTTCTTGCGCTTGGTGTACATCTGCGCATATTGCGCAACGTCGCCTAGATCAGCTTCATCAATCTCGCTGAAGACACCTTTGGTTTCGCTAATCTTCTGACGGCTAAACCATTCCTGCACCGCAATGAATTCAGGACGGTTGAAGTCGTAGTAGTCAAACAGACAGTCGGCAATTTTGATTTGCTTGCGCTTAGTCTGATTGATGGTGCGCCTACCTTTGTTGTCGTACTTGTAGCAGCTACCCGGCAACTCTTCTTCGAGTCGCATGATGAAGTAGTCCTTACCAATCTTCGTGTCGTTGTGGTTGAGGAAGTTACGTCCGTACTTCTGCGTCAACTCTTCACGAAACTTGATGAGGTCTTTGCTTGCGTTGTAGAAATCGAGTGTGCGCAGGACGTCGTGCAGATTATATTTCAACAGCACATCAATCTGCTCGTCAGTCAACGCAATGCCAACATCGAACGGCAAGTCTTCGATGGTGTCGCTCTTCATATTAAACTGAAGCATCTTCAGCGAAGTGGCGCGAGCTTTGTTGTCGAAGTGATGTATCTTGTACAGGTCAAGTTGCGGCACATGCTCATCAGCAGTGCGTATGATATGCTCAAACTTCTCTTCGCTGCGAATGAGTTCCATTGCCTTCTTGTAGGCACGCACAGCAACGGCTTTGCCGCTGACGGTGGGAGCCTTTTCTCTTACAGATAAGAGATCATGGACAACAGGATAATCGAACCCAATGTTATTGAAGCCCACCATGCGGTGTTGTTCAGTACGCAAACGATCCAAGAATGCGAACACATCAGCGATTTGATTCTTTCTAGTAGAGCATTCATAAACCACCGTTTCTGATTTGTCGGCTGCGATAGCGGTGAAGCTGAAGCAGGTTGGATATGTTTCAATGTCGTATATAAAATCCATTAACGCATCCTGAAGATGTCAAAGATTGTTAGAAGGAAATTGAGAATGTCTGTCAATATCTCTAGCATCTAGCTGCTCCATGATGTTTTGTCGTTCAGTTTCAGTCATGTATGCCCATAGCGTTATCTCTTCGACAGTGCGCCGACACCCGACGCACATGCCTTGCATAAGCTTACAGACTTTGGTGCATGGTGTCAACTCAGAGAACGTCGTCTTCATCGTCGTCAGGTGGTGGCGTGTACTCAAGCATGCGCCCTGTCTCTTTGGTGTATAGCAGCGAACAAGCCGGTCCAGTCATGCCGCTGTAGCGATTCTTGAGCACACGCAGATAGGTGGTGTTACGCTTGACCGGGTCTTCGTCTTGCCCGTTACGTTCAGCACCCAACACCATGTCGCTAAGCTGCGCAATGGAGCCGCTGCCTCGAAGCTGAGCAAGCGATGTTGCAGCCCCTTCCTCGTGTCCTCGACCATCCGGACGCTTGAGGTGCGAGACAACGAACAACGCAATGTTAGTTTCCTGCACAAGCATACGAAGCTTGGTCATGATTTCATCGATGGCTTTGCGCTCGTCGCCGTTCTCCTGAGCCGAGACGATGATTGAAATGTGATCGACGACGATGTACTTGCAGTTGAGAGCCTTCGCCATGTAGCGCACGCGGTTGACAATGTTGTCTGTGCTCGTGCTGCCAAAATGGTCGAACAAGAATAGCCTACCTGTGCCGAGTGTGCGCTCGAATGCGTCTTTGCGTTCTTCTTCGTTCGCCACCGTGTCAGGCAAGTGCAACGGCTTATTTGCAGCAAGCGACATGACAGACAAGCCCGTCTTGCGAATGCCTTCTTCGAGGAACATCAGGCCGATGTTATCTTCGGTGTTCTGAAGCAGGTGCCAAACAATTTCGCGAAGTATCTGCGACTTGCCCAGTCCGCTACCGGCTGTGATGGTGACAAGCTCGCCGTGTCGAATGCCGTAGGTTAAGGCATTGAGTCCATCCCACGGGTACATGCACTGGGCAGGGGCAGGTGGCATTGACACCAAATCCCACAGGTTTGTACCGGCAACGATGCCGTCGGGGATGAAGGCTTCAGCAGCCCACCAACGTTGTACAAAGGTGGCTTCTTTATTTGCGGCAACGTAGTCGCAAGCATCCTTCATTTCAGGATCGTGCTTGAATATCTTTGCCTTGTTGCCAAACAACTCGGCAACTTCCTTTGCTGCCTTCTTGCCCGGTTCGTCGTTGTCAAAACAGATGACAATGTTCTCGAAGCTGTTGAGCCATTCGTATGCGGCACGACAATCCTTCAGCGCACCCGTTGCACCATTGCGGATGCTGACGCAGGGCCATTTGCTGCCGGTTGCCTGAAACACAGCGAGCGAATCAAACTCACCTTCGGTGATGGTGATGTACTTGCCGCCACTGCTGAAAATATTTTGACCAAACAGCGTTGACTTTGTCCATTCACCTTCGGTGCTGAACTTCTTCTCCGCCTTGGCTCTCACCTTAGCAGCGACAAGCGTGCCGTTGGCGTCGTAGTATGGGAAATAATAATTGTGAGCGTCCGACGTCACCCCGAAGCGTTCAGACGTAGCTCGTGTCAGTCGTCGAGCACTCACTGCGGGAGCGTCGTTGTCTGTGAAATGTCGCTGAAAATTCATGTTCACCTTTTTGGTTACGGGTTTGGAATATTCGATGACGACATCGTCATCCGGTGGTGTGTAGTTGGTGCAGGAAAAGCAGTAGCTGCTGCCGTCAGCATTGATGCTTCGGGCGTCGCTGCTACCGCATTCATCACATGCAACGTGGGTGCGAAGAAATGCCATCAGTCGCGGACAACAAGTTCACAGTCAGTCTTGAGAATGAAATTGAGACAATGATATTCGTCAAGTTCTCTCACCCAAAAACGATCAATGTCGGTTGATATCACAATAAATTCTTTACCGACATGCTGCGTGTACCAAAACAGAGCATCACTGCTCTTCTTGACTCTGACTCGCATCGTATAACCTGAGTAGTGGACGTTGTTGGAATTGCTCTCCGTTGCGGCATTCATTGGCAGCGGTGCAGCCACCTTTCTTGCCCAAGAATACACAGTTGTTGCAATCGATCTGATCATGCTCATTTAGGGCTTCCTTCAATGCGTCAATGTGAAAAACACGGTCGTGTCTGCGACCACCAAATTCGAGAAAGTCAAGTGCCGCTAACGCGGCGTTACGAAGATTATTCATGATGCTAGTTTATAAAGTCCAATGTTGGCAAATGCATAGCCAAGATAACAGATGAACATTGGCACGTTGCCTTTGTAAAGCTGTTCAATGGCTACCCCGAGGTAAATAATACCGGTTACAGCAATGAGCCATGCGCTCATGATGATTCCTCAATCATGCGGGCAATGAATCCGTAATAGTTATGGCGCTCTTCTTGCTTGTGACGTTCGCGCAGCATGGCACAGATGCGCTGACGTTCATGCGCGGCGACAAGAGCAGCGAAGCGTTCAAGGTCAGGCAGGCAGTCTTCCTCTGCATCAAGGGAGCCATACTCGCTTGAATACCCCTCAAGCATTTCCCACAAACCTACCTCTCGCGCCAGTCGGAGAATGGTGTCACGAAAACTCATCTCACTACCCACACATAAAGACCCATCAACACAACAAACACGGCAGCGACTCGCATTAATATTTCAATCAAGTCCCGCAACATGTCGTATTCCATTTCGCGATAGTCGTCTTCGTTCATGTTCATCCTTCCATTTTTTTAGCTGAATGATTCCAATAATTGCGTTAGCAATTTCGTCCTCTGTCGGCGGTGTTTCAGCATCACACACCGCAAAAAGCAATAGCTCAAGTGCACCATCAACCGCATCCATCATGCACTCCTTTGCATAAGCTGCACATCTTCAACAAGCTGTGTCGGGAACTGCCTTATCTCTTGCGCCTTCGCTGCGCCTCGTCGAGTGTGAACGAAGTACGGCATCACAGACGACACATCCTGATGCCCGCTCATCTGCATCACGGTGATGAGGTCACCACCATTCTCAATAGTTTCGGTGATGGCTGTGCGACGAAGGTCACGAAGCTGAAGCTCTCGACCAAGCTTTGCCGCGTCACAAATGTCAAGATAATATTTGTTGATGGTGCTGACGGGATAGGGAATGAACTTGCCCTGTCGTCTCACCATCTGCGGGGCAACATAGTCGGACAAGAAGAAGTCCTTCTGCTGTTGCTTGAGCATTTTAGCAAGCCCTTCAGAGATTGGCAACTGCACTTTCGCATCACGCTTGCTCTGACGAATGGTGACGGTGTTGGTTTCGAAGTTGATGTTTTCCCATTTCAGATTGAGGATGTCGCTGACGCGCTGTCCCCACTCGTACAGCATGTAAAACACAAGCCCTGCGTTGCGCCATTGCCAACGCGAGAATGCTGTGTTGAGAAATGCTCGAACGTCTTCGCGTCGCCACATCACCTTCCGATGTTTCAATTGCTTACATTTTATTTTCTCGAATGGATTGTGTCGAGTGTAGCCACAGCGGATGGCATAGTTAAGTAGCAGCTTATATATGGTGAGATGGGTGTTGGCAACACGTGGTGTTGTCTGACGCACCTGCTCGTCATACATGCGCTGTATCATGGGCGTTTCCAACGTTGACAGCTTCGCGTGCTGCAACGCAACACCGGCAACCTTGACGTTGCGCCATGCCTCGATTGAGAGTCGATATTGTTTCTTCGTTACTTCGGCAAGCGAAGTGAAGTTGACGCTATGCAGGTAGGCATAGATGACGTCTTTGATTTTGCCATCCTTGCGCAGGTCGGCAATGTGCTTCATTGCGCTGCGCCATTCTTCCATGCGGGCGTTGTTTTCGACGGCATAGGCTTCGGCGTCTTCGCGCTTGTCGAGCGGGAAAGACTTACGCTTGACGACGCCTGCATCGATTGCATTCTGTGGAGGATTGTAATAAATGTCAGAGACTCGAAAGCGTAAGTTTTGTGGTGTCATGTCCTGCTCCTGATGCATCTTGCCTGCTCCCGCAACACAGTCTGAACTGGACCGGGTGCGCAAATGTTGGAGCTATCGTCAATGGCTTTTGCGCATTCCTCACGCTCATGCGCGGCGACAAGTTCGGCGAAGCGTTCAAGATGCGACTCAGAAAGTAGCCATAACGACCCGTCTGTTGCGGATGTGCGGGCGGCGCCCTTAACCTCCCGCGCCATGCGGATCAGTTCTTCTCTATTCATAGCGGCTCCGTCATTTGATAGATGTACTGGTGCTTCAGCCATTCGATGGCCCCGACAACTTCGTACACGTTGTTATGCGGAAACATGCAAGACATTCGCAGCCCGTCAGCGCGGAACCCAGTGGCATACAGCGACTGCAACAGCCCCGATTCGGCATCGGCAAGCATTCCTTTGACAGCGTGTATCAAGTCTTCGTTGGGCTCTTGCGTTTGCAGGGTGGCTCCGGGTAGTGTTTTGATGTTGCTCATGCATTTTTATCCTTGAGTTTAGTCTCTATGGATTTAGCAAAATCTCTATATTCTTGTAGATCAAATTCATTGTGACAATATGGAACAAGGGCATCAAATTCTTCCTTAGTTAATCCAACCCATTCTTTGACCTCTTCGTGCCAATATCCGCAACAACACTCCTGTGCACTGCGGGCTTCACAATCGCATAAAAATTTACCCATACAATCATTTCCCCCAGAACATTGCAAACGGGAAGTCTTTTTCGGTGTAGTCACGCTTCGCCAGACTGGGCGCGTACTCCCACCCGTAGAAGTCAGACATACGGAGGCTTTTTTCAGAAGGTAGATACAGAACGCGCCGAAAACCGATCATGTTCATGAAGTGCCACCAAAGCCAGTTAATCATTTCTTCTCTCCTAGTCGTTCGCGCAGGGCGGTGATGGCTTTG